TGGTGCGACCGGATCTACAGGAGCGACGGGTGCGACTGGCATAGGTGCGACCGGATCGACAGGAGCAACCGGGGAAACCGGAGCGACAGGAGCGACGGGTGCTACTGGGATCGGTGCAACGGGAGCGACGGGTGCTACTGGGATTGGTGCGACAGGAGCGACGGGTGCGACTGGGATCGGTGCAACCGGAGCGACCGGATCGACGGGAGCGACTGGGATTGGTGCGACCGGATCGACCGGATCGACAGGAGCGACTGGGATTGGTGCGACGGGAGCGACGGGTGCGACTGGGATCGGTGCAACCGGATCGACGGGTGCGACCGGATCGACGGGTGCTACTGGGATCGGTGCCACCGGATCGACGGGTGCTACAGGAGCGACCGGATCAACCGGAGCAACCGGGTCGACGGGAGCGACCGGATCAACAGGAGCGACTGGGATTGGTGCGACCGGGTGGAACGGGGGCGAGCGGAGCCACGGGAGCGACGGGTCCGGTGGGAACTTTTGTTTCGAGTTATTTGGTTTGGGTATCTCCGAATGGAAATGACACTACAGGAAATGGTTCAATCGAAAATCCGTTTCAGACGATTGCACGAGGTATAACATGGGCAAACGGTATTTCACCATCGATTGGTCGAACGATCTGGCTCATGTCAGGGACATATTATGAATCATTTACGATACCTCAGAATGTAGCCATCCGTGGTGCGAATGCACAGACAGTAAATATTTCTCAGCTCGAGGTGACTTCATCCACAACATTGGTGACGATGGGTTATAATTGTCGCTTAGAAGATGTTACTCTGAATCTGACCGCACTGGATGATAATAGTATTGATCTGATTGGTAGAGAGGGTATACCAAAAATCGTACCTTGACAATCCAAGGTACGATTTTTGGTATGTATGAGATCCAATGAAAATAAAAGATACGCTTATGACGTCCATCGTGTGATAAATGCTTTGATCGTTAATGCTTGTTCAGCAACTCGTTCTTGCAGATTATCGATGATTATCTGTGTTTTGTCCATTAGATTTTTGTGGTACGATTCTTTCTGTTCCATCATATCTTTGAGGTGACGGTTCTCCGTCTCCATGTCATGAATCCGTGCCTTGGTATCATGAGTATACTGGTCGTATTTTCGCTGGATATCCGCATGATTCCCACTATATTCAATCGATAATTGTCGAAAGAATTTCTTAAGATCTTCCAGTTTGGATTTATGGACGAGGTACACTTCGGATTTATTTCCATAATCCAATCGGAACTCTGAGAAATACTCTTTGATTCTTGTCTCCACCTCACTCACATACATGGGATCGACAAACACAAAATGCATGTATTCCATTGTATCCCTGAACTCTCTGAACTCTTGTCGATGACCTTGCAGACGACCAACCACGCCTGTCTTTCGTTCCTCTTTTCCATGTTGTCCTACTTTTATCACCAACCACTCTTTATGCTCACCGTGGGGTACGGTCATGGATTCAAGAGGTTCAGTCAGTTTCAACAGATACGCCATAGGGATATCTCGGACACAGCACGTCCCAAAGAATTTGGAGACGATCTCAGGAGACACACCAAAGAGTTCTGCTCCAATGGATTCTTTCTGTTCAATCGTCCCCATCTGTATAGCGAAAAGGATCTTGGATGCCCATTTTTGAAAAACCTTTGCATTTTGATTTCTGGAAACAAATAGATATCTAAGCATCCCCAGGTATGTGAGAAATAGTTCTTTGTGTTTATCTTGAGAGCGTTCTACCGTCCCATCAATTATGGGACGGTAGAAATAAATATAATCATTATTTTCATAAAAACCACTATGAGCATTAAGAATAATGTCTTGTGATCGAATGTCATTGAAACATCTTGCCACATCTTTGACTCTGAAAAAACAACTTTCATCATCACGTTCCCCTCTTACCTCGATCTCCAAAATGTGCCCTTTATGATCTTTGAATTTCTCTGATTCCGTCAGATCTAAAATCGGAGGGGCGTCTCTGATATCGGACACCGTCGCCTCTGATTGTATTTCAGGAGTTGATTCTTGATTTGGAGCGGATGATCTAAGATATTCCTCGAGCCATGATTTCGTAATAAGTAATTTTGCTTTACAATTCTCTTTGGTAGACACTCGCCACCCCGTTTTGACGTTCGACCCAAAGATATAATCGTCTTGTGGGATGCGTTTGAATTCAAGTATCTGGCGTGCTTTCTTCCTACCTTCTTTGAAAACTTCAGGATGCATGCGGACGATTTCTTCGGCTTGGATATAGATTTTGTTATTCAGTCGGACTTCCATAATTGTTTCTCCTTAGGAGAACGTATTTTATTAAATCAACATGATTTGTTTTTGGAGAAGGTAGATGGATAGTGCACATACCAAAAATCGTACCTTGGATTGTCAAGGTACGATTTTTGGTATACCCTCTCTTGGTGTTGAATTCTTGAGCAATGGCACAAGTATAACATCAAAACTGAGGACAGCCGTTGTCAATGTCTTTTTTTATGGGACTGATAATACTCGTGTTTATGGTATATATTCACCGGGATCAACGACAGTTGCATCCACCTCATCCAATGCTATCCGTGCTTCAACAATCAATGTTGCTTCCACCGGAACTGGTAGAACAAGAGGTATCTATGTGTCTGGCGATAACTTATTCACAATCAGAGATACCAATATATATGCTTCTGGCACCAGCGGCATCGCGACAGATATAGGAGGATGTGAAACAACAAATGCCAATGCGGTATTACAATTAAGGACATCAACGATAAGTGGAACGGCACAGGTCGGCACGTCAGCATTTGATATAAGTCGAACTTCTGGAACAATATTAGTGGCTCTGTCTGATTTGGTTAAAGAAAATGCAAACAATAATAGTTTTACATGTTCAGTCACACCTCAGACATATTTTTTTGGGTTGATCGGCAATCCATCAGGTAATATCATTTATTACTTAGTTCCAGGAATCCTACCGATCGGGAGTCTGATCACTGCTGCTGCTTACCCAATCACATTTCAACAAAATCTGTCAGTTATAAGCATATATATGAAGTTCACAGGGACCCTTAGTAGCACAGATTACTTAACATTTACTATTTATAAGAATTCCGTAGCGACAGGCCTGACATTAACATTAACTTCTGCTGGTTCAACATCACGATCGACTGTGTCGGTCCTCTTTAATACTGGTGATACATTGGATGCGAGATTAATTACCACCGGAAATCCCGGGTCCGGCACATTCTATGGTAGTATCCTGACGTATTGATCAAACCCGACTCGATTTTGATGACATTGCTCAAGGATCCATCCTTCCTATGATCTTATATACTGGCTGAAGAAATGATGAGAAGGTAAATTCCAAGCCCTGTATGGATTAACCTGAATTACTTCTGAATTCAATCCAATTCCACTCACCTATTATGAATGAGTTAATAGGATAACATATTGTTAAGGTAGGATCAAAAAGAGTAATTGAAGAAATAAATTCAAATGAAATGGAGATGAATTGGATCCATACCGGGCTTGGTAAATTCGAGTCAACTCATCCATTGATGGCGACTTTGAAAAAATCCTTAATTACTGTGTGATTAAGGATTAGAACGAGAATGATTGATTAGAAGTAGGCGTACTGGCCGGTGAGCTGGAGGTTGACGATGAGGGGTGCGTAGGTGGTGGAGGTGGGGCTGTTGAGCTTGACGTTGGCTGCGGTGGCTCCGGTGCCGAGGCTGACCTCGATGCCCCAGATGGTGGAGCCCTGGAGGTGGGGGTCGGTCTGGTTATTGCCGGGGATCGTGCGCCAGGTGGAGGGGGTGTACCCGGCGACGGGGAAGCTGGTGGAGGAGGTAGCGTCCTCGATCGTCACGAGGGGCACGGAGGCGGTGGAGGCGGGGAAGGTGTAAAAGTTGAGCGTGGGGACGCTTCCGAGGAGCACGGGGGCCGAGAAGTTGCTGTTAATGTTCTCGCCGATCCTCTGCTCGGTGAGATTGAGGGTGAGGGATGAGCCCTGATTCACATCGGCGGACGGCCTCCACACATTGGCGGCGGGGTTGGTGAGGGCGACATAGATGTAGAGGGTGTTGAAGACGGCGGTGGTGGCAGCGGTCGTCGTGTTGTCGACCTGGATGCTCAGGGGGAGGGCGGCGAGGCCGGGACCCAGGGAGGGATTTTCGGGGTTGGGGCTGTAAGACCCGGGCAGGTCCTGGTTGACCACGTTCGAAAAGGTGTTGATGGACACGTTGTAGGGCGAAGGGCTCGCGGAACTGCTGACGACCGTGGTGCCATTGTTCAGCGACCAGTAAATCAATGTCGCCCACGAACCCCCGGGTCCAAAGATCTGGGTGGACCTCGAGTCCCTGAACGCGATCGCATGCTCCGTCTGCACGCCGATCTGGGGAACCCTCATGAGCGGATTCAAACTACCGGACGCCGTCTGAGGATCCTTGTTAGATGGTATGTATGGCATTCTCCTGCTTTATCTTACTACAATAAAAAATTTTATTTTTTAAACCGAATCGGTGGAATCGGAATGCTTAAGAAATCGGGGATACGGAATGAAAGGAAAGGATGGATGACGCTGTGGCAGGATGGCTAACGGGGGTTGATGATAAGTGCATGGAGGACGATGAGTTTCGGGCGTCGTTGGAGAGGTCGTTGCCGCCGGGTGCGGGGTTGGAGACGGCGATCGAGACGGCGTCATTTGTGGCGGGATCGCTGACGGCCAGGAGTCCATCGTGGGACAAGCTGGCCGCCAAGATTCTGATACGGAGGCACAATGAGGGGACGCCGTCATCTTTTATCGAGGTTGTCAGGATCCTCCAGGAGAACAAGGATCTGACCGGGCGGCCTCGTCCGCTGCTGGATGAGGGTTTTGCGTCCATGATACTTTCGGATCCCGATCGGGTCGAGCGGATATTTTCTGAGGAGTGTTCGAGGGGGCCGCACTTTGAGATGACGCTGTTCGGTTGGAAGACGCTGTTCAAGTCGTACCTGATGAGGGTCGGGTCGAGGGTTGTGGAGAGGCCGGATCACATGTGGTTCAGGGTCGCGCTCTTTATCCACGGATTGGGCGACGAGGAGAGGCTCAGGAGGTGCTTCCGCGATCTCAGGATGGGCGTGTACACGCATGCGACCCCGACGCTATTCAATGCGGGCGCGAGGAGGGCGCAGATGGCGTCGTGCTTCCCATGGGATGCCGTTGTCTACACCCCGTCCGGTGGCAAGCCGATAAGCGCCATCGGGTCGTCCGACATGGTCCTGACCCACCGCGGTGTGTGGAAGAGGGTCGTCCAGGTCCACAAAGACGTCATGGGTCATGACCGCTGGTGGAGCGAGATCGTGTGCAGATCGACCGGGACGAGGATCATGTGCACGTCGGACCATCCCATCCTGACGGTCGAACGGTCGTGGGTCGAGGCATCCTCCGTCGGTGTGAATGACAGGATCGTCCACGCATCACAATTCTTCCCGACTGAAAAGGAGACGGTCGGATGGATCGATGCGGTCGCCTCCTGTCTCGTCATCACCGGAGGTGCTCCCATCGGGATTGATCATCATGATGATGTGCCGGAGGCGGTCGTGAGGGCTCTACGGTCGACGGATGGCCTGGAGATGGCCCTATCGGTGGAATGCCCGGAATGGATCCCGGTCATACTGAGACGCGCTCTGGACGGGAGGAGCATCGAGGAGGCGAGGGCGGCGTGGCAGTCGGTCGGATCGACGGAGCTGAACATGTGGTACGAGCAGTGGGTCGATCTGGTCGCGCCGCCCAGCAGGGACTTTGTGGTCATTAATCGATCCGAGGACGCCAGTCATGACCCCAACGAGGTTGTATACACGCTCGGTGTGGAGGACGACCACTCCTATGTCGTCGGGGGCATTATCGCTCAGAACTGCTTCTTGTTGGGGACGGAGGATTCTCTCCAGGGAATCTTCAAGACCCTATCCGACGTGGCCGAGATCTCCAAGTGGGCCGGTGGCGTCGGCCTCCACATATCCAACATCAGGGCCGATCGTTCCTATATTTATGGGACGAACGGTCGATCGAACGGAATACTTCCCATGATCCGTCTGTTCAATGACACCAGCCGGTACATTGACCAGTGCTTCGGCGGGGATACCAGGGTGTGGACCCGGTCATCAGGCTGGACGCCGATATCCCGCATCAGGAGGGGCGACATGGTTGTGGGCGGGGACGGGCGGTACCATGCGGTATCGAGGGTGGTGTCCCACGGCCGGCCCGATGAGGGCTTCATGCTCACGACGAGGTCGGGCAGGAGCGTCTTCTGCACGAGGGGGCACGATTTTCTCGAGAAAAAGTCGGGGGAGCACATCCCCATCGGGGAGTGGACGGGCGAGGACCGGTCGGTCATGATCCGCCCAGAGCCGGACCCGATGCCTACCGGCCATTCGTGGACGACACACTGGGCCGTGCTCCTCGCAGAGATCGTCTCGGGGAAGTTCATCATCAGGAAGAGTCATGAGTGGGTGGTCGCCGGCACGACGCCATCGCTGCCTCCCGGCTGTTGCTCGGTGGACGGATCCGTGGTAAAGTGGGCCAAGGCGGTCGTATTCCCCTGGGCGTGGGACGATTCGATGAGACCGATCCCCCCGACCGAGTGGCTGTGCGACGGGTATCGTGGCATCGCCATGGAGTTTGTGCGCCATGCCGGAACCCTGACCCCGGAGTGGGAGGCGTTCAGGGATTCCCTGGTGTTCATCCACGATGATACGGACGATACGGATCGGCTGTGGAGCGACGTCCGGCGTGTGGAGGAGGTGCCGCCGATCGTGTATGATCTCGTGGTCGATGGGGAGGAGTACATGACGGAGTTGGGGGTCGTGCACAACGGCGGGGGGAAGAGGAACGGCGCCTTTGCCATCTACCTGGAGCCGTGGCATGCCGACATTTTTTCATTCCTGTATGCCAAGAAGAACACGGGCCCGGAGGAGGAGAGGGCCCGCGATCTGTTCTATGCGTGCTGGATACCCGATCTGTTCATGAGGCGGGTCCAGTCCAATGATCTGTGGAGCCTCATGTGCCCGAAGGAGTGCCCCGGGCTGTCCGATGTGCACGGCAAGGAGTTTGACGAATTGTACACGTCCTACGAGGAGAGGGGCATGCACCGCAGGAGGGTTTCGGCACGGGAGCTCTTCCACGAGATGCTGCGATGCCAGATCGAGACGGGGACGCCGTACTTCCTGTACAAGGACGCCTGCAACCGAAAGTCCAATCAGAAGCACCTGGGCTGCATCCGATCGAGCAACCTGTGCGTCGCGGGCAGCACCTTCATCCTCACAGAGGACGGCTACCGACAGATCGGTCCGTCCGCAGGCGAGGCGGTCCGCATATGGAATGGCAGAATGATGAGTGATTCGAGGCCGCTGCGCACCTCCAAGTCGTCCGAGGTTATCGTCCTCGTGTCGGAATCGGGCAAGCGCCTGACATGCACCAGGGATCACGAGGTCATTCTGAGCGATGGGAGCCGGACGAGGGCGGCCAAGGTAGCCAGGGGCGACGCGCTGGCGTCGTGGACCACGCCGGATGTGCTGAGCCCGTCCTGCATGGAGGAGGTATCCCGCGCCGTGCGTTATGTGCTGCAGAACATGACGAGGGTCGAGGACAAGCATATACTGCGGTCGTCCGACTACGACAGCATCGCCGAGATCCAGCTGAATCTGGAGCTATGGGGCGTGCGCTCGACCATCATCAGCCACAAGGCCGATGAGCACGCCCCTCCCGACAGGAAGGACTACATGCTGGTCATCAGAGATCGGGACGGTCTTATCGAGAAGGCGCGGCGTCGGCTCGTCATCTCCGAGGTTATCGCATCGGTCGAGATATTAAGTCGGGAGTGCCCGACGTTCTGCATCCGGGAGCCCACGAATCATTCGGTGGTCTTCCAGGGCATCCTGACGGGCCAGTGCACCGAGATCATTGAATACTCGGATTCGAAGGAGTACGCCGTCTGCAACCTGGCCTCCATCTCCCTTCCCCGTTTCGTCCGCAGTTCCCCGCCGATCGGACGGCCCGTCCGTGTGCCCACAAACCCGGCCCCGCCCATCCGCTGGATCATGACGATGCTGGATGAGACGGTGGAGGACGACGGTCTGTCCCCGGAGGAGGTCGAGCTGGACGGGGTGAGGCTGGATGCCGAGCGGTTCTACCGGCTCCACCTGTGCCCCACATTCGATCATGACGCACTCCAGGCGACGTGCAGGGATGTGGTCCGCAACCTGAACCTGGTCATTGACAAGAACAAGTACCCGACACCGGAGACGAGGTTCTCGAACAGCCGCCACAGGCCGATCGGTGTGGGCGTCCAGGGTCTGGCGGATGTCTTCTGCAGGATGAGGCTCGCATTCGATTCCCCCGAGTCCCGTCGGATCAACCAGGAGATCTTCGAGTCCATCTACTTTGCATGCCTGAGCGAGTCGGTCAGTCTGGCGGAGATCCACGGCCCTCACGAGACATTCGAGGGGTCCCCGCTGTCTCAGGGGATATTCCACTGGGAGATGTGCGATAATGCCCTGCCGCCCTACCCGATGAAGAACGACTGGGATGCACTGAGGAGGCGCGTGCTCCGTCATGGCGCCAGGAACAGCCTCCTGGTCGCACCCATGCCGACGGCGTCGACGAGCCAGATACTGGGCAACAACGAGTGCTTCGAGCCCTACACGTCCAACTTTTATATCCGGCGCACTCAGAGCGGTGAGTTCATGACGTTCAACCACGAGCTGTTCAGGGATCTCAGCGCACTGGGGCTGTGGAACGAGGCAACCAGGAAGAACCTCGTGCTGAACCGAGGGAGCGTCGCGTCCATCAGGGGCATCCCGCCGTTCCTGGCAACCGTCTACAGGACGGTGTGGGAGATGCCGCAGAAGTCCATCATCGAGATGGCTCACGACCGCCACTTCTTTATCGATCAGAGCCAGAGCATGAACATCTTCCTGGCCGAGCCGAGCATCGACACCCTCGCCAAGATACACATGTTCGGATGGATGAAGGGGCTCAAGACGGGCTCCTACTACATCCGGACACGGCCGCCCCTTAGCACCCCACACTTTGCCATGGAACAAGAGCAGCCCCCCGCCGCCTGCCCCCTCCGACGCGGCCCGGGAGACTGTGTCGCCTGCTCGTCGTGAACCTGAATCCAGCATCCATTCTATCTGATTGAATGAATCGCTCTATGAGCTGTCCCCCCCCTATTCAGGGAGTCATTGTAATTTTTTGTCGTTTTGATATAAAAATGGTCTCTCCCTCTCATGTCCTCCTGATAAACGCAGCATGTGATGGTGATGCCGAGACTGTGAGGGCCGCGCTGGCGGATACAAGTATACCATTAAAATCCATAAATGATGCCTTAAGGGACGCCGCATTGTGGGGTCGTGCGAATGTTGTCAAGACCATTCTTGACAGCGCGAAGAGTGTAAATGTGAATGACGTCGATCTATTTAACAGGACGCCTCTGATTCTCGGCGCACTTCATGGCGATGTCGTAAGGGCGTTGCTCGCACACAACGGGGTAGATGTGAATGCAGCCGACGATAGCGGCAGGACGGCCCTTATGACCGCAGCAGAAAATGGTGTTATCGATGTCGTAAGGGCCCTGCTCGCACACAAACGAGTAAATGTGAATGCAGCCG